TTAACAGGTTTCAACGCAACGTCGATATACAATTCGTTACGATCAATTCTGTCAGGAGTGTTGTTGTTTTCATCACATTGTGTAGCGAAGTCATATAAACCACGTTTAACTACTAAGTCACCTAAGAAGCCATCAACCATTGATTTTAAACTGTTACGAGTTATTTGATCATTTGGTTCGAATACGAATGGCATAGCACCTTTACGTAAACCACGTTTAATGTACTTTAACAATCTTGATACGTTAATTCTGTCCATAGCACTTGCAGTCTCACGTGTTGAAGTTTTTTGACCCCATACTAAGAATCCGCGACCAGTTAAGAATACTAATGGATTAATACCACCTTGTGAAGTGTAACCATACATTTCATCACGTTGACCATTACTTAAATGTAATTCAATGAAACTTGTAGGGTAACCCATGTCACCAGAAGCATAACCTAAGTTAGTAATACCAACGATAGGACCACGACGTATACCAGCAGGAGCGATCCATGGGAATGAAACGTTGTCACTGTAAGCCATAGTGCGTAATGCAATAGCTGAAGCAGGACCTAATATTTCACGACCGTCTAAGTTAGACATTAATGGATGTGGATAGTAGTACGCAACGTGTGGGGAAGTTTGTCTTGCAACAGACTGCGACCAACCACCTGCACCAGAGAATTCTTGTGAGCTTAGATTCATTGGAGTTTCACCGATAACTAATGCTTCATAATCATTTAACTCTTGGCTTAATGATAACATTTCATCAACAACTTCATGGAAACCTGGAGCTAAGATTAAATTGTATTCAATACCTTCTGCTCTGATATGATCAGTATTTTGTATAACTGAAGCTAATGCAGTTGAGATAGCTGTTCTACGTGAAGCGTCGTTAGGGCCTAACATACTTTGAGCAATTGTCATAAACTCTTGCGTAAATTTGTATGTATCAGCTTCATCTACTAAGAAGATACCAGCTTCCGCAGATGTCCATTGACCTGCACCATGTACGCCAATGAATAAAGGCTCATCACCTAACACACCATTGTATGTTGTAGTTGGTGGTTGATCAAAACCGTTAGCATACACATCTAGTGGTAATGCTGTATGGTTGTTCCAAAACGCATTATGGAAAGATGCATGGCTAAATGAGAACATTGAGAATACATTAGCTAATGCAGCATTTAACTGTGAATTTAATACAGATGTGTCAACTGAGTAAATGTACTGACCAACGTTAGCTGGGGTATAACCATTTGATAAGTTGTAGTTGTTAATGTAACGATTGATTAAGTTTTCAACTAAACTTCTTGCAGAAGCAATCTTACGATCCCATAATGCGCGTAAGCTGTCAATTTCATCGTTCAAGTTAACATTACCACGTACAACATAAGCCAAGTTACCTACACCTAGGAACGTGTTCAATGCTGTCAAACCATACTCATTACGAGCATCACCATGATGTGGATTACCAGTAGAAGAGAAGATTGGTTGAACTGTACCGGAACTTCCGATATCAGAAGGTGGCCAAGGATTTGGTGCCCATGTGTTTGGAGCAGGTTTAACTGCAGCGTTACTGTACACATAACGTGGTGAACCATAAAGTTCAACACTTTGTTTTAATGATGATACTGATCTTACTACACCGTATTCGAACGTTCCTAAGGCATCATCGATACCGTTAGGTTGTTTCTTTTCATCGGCAGTAGCAATAAATATCAATGGTACTGTTGGTGCTGTAGCTGGGATGAAGTAGCTTTCATCTGTAACAGTTACAGATACACCTGGTGATACTAAAATAGCCATATTGATCTCCTACATAAAATAGTATATAATATATGTATTTATAATAGGGTACTAATGATTACCAGAATTTTAAACTTAAATGCCTAAAAAATTAACAACTGATATCTTTATAGAACGAGCTAAAATTATACATAATGATAAGTATGACTATACTTTATCAGTATATACTGGTGCTCATAAGAAAATATTAATAACGTGTAAACATCATGGAGATTTTTTACAATCACCAGATCATCATCTAAGAGGCCGTGGGTGTGTATTATGTGGACCTGATAAACATAGAGAAACATGTCAAGCAAATTATGGTGTAGATAATCCATTACAATCGAGTATTATTAAACAAAAACATAGAGAAACATGTCAAGCAAATTATGGTGTAGATAATCCATTACAATCGAGTATTATTAAACAAAGAATTAAAGAGTTACATATTAAGAATCACAACGTTCCACATCAATCTCAAAAACATTTAACTTTACAAACTATTGAATTAATGAATAGTGTTAATTTTTTATCTGAACAACATCATGATAATAAATTTACTGTTTTTAAAATTGCAGAAATATTAGGAGTTAATCATTCCGCTTTATGTGCAAAATTTAATAAATTTAATATAAAAATACTACGGTTCAAACAATCTCAAGGTGAACGAGATATTTGTAAGATTTTAACAGATTGTAATATTGCATTTATTTGTAATGCTCGGGATATTATACCACCATTAGAACTTGATATATTTTTACCAGATTATAATATTGCTATAGAATTTAATGGTGTTTACTGGCATTCAGAATTACAAGGTATAAATTCCAAATACCATTTAACTAAAACCTTACGTTGCAAACAATTAAATATTAGATTAATTCATATTTTTGATAGTGAATGGCAGATACATTCAGATATTGTTAGATCTAGGATATTATCAATTTTACAAAAGAATTCTACTATATTTGCACGAAAAAGTAAAATTGTTTCAGTTTCAAATTCCAAAGCCATAGAATTCTTTAATAATACTCATATTCAAGGGTATACAAGTGCTAAAATTAACTTAGGATTAGAATATAATAATGAGCTGGTAGCTGTTATGTCGTTTGGAAAATCTCGATTTAATAAGCATGTGGAATGGGAGCTAATACGATATTCTAATAAATTAAATTATTCTGTAGTAGGTGGGGCGGGTAAGTTATTTAATAATTTTATTAAAAATTACGATCCAACATCAGTTATAAGTTATTCAGATAAAAGATGGAACACAGGTGAATTGTACTTACAACTAGGGTTTAAGTACTCACACTCTAGTTCACCTAATTATTTTTATTTTAATATTAATTATCCTAACACGTTAATATCTAGACAACAATTTCAAAAACATAAGTTAAAAAATATCCTTGAAGTATTTGACGAAAACTTATCGGAATGGCAAAATATGATTAATAATAATTATGATAGAATATGGGATTGTGGTAATGATGTTTTTATATGGAAAGTTAACTAATTCCTGTTATATCATTTAAATCAAATAGAACATCATATGGTATACCTTGATCATCTAAGTCTTCAGAAATACTTAATGTATCTCCATTTATATCAATAGTTCCAATAGGGTTAGATAAGGCACCTAAACGTATACTAACTTTTGCAACATAATCAGCTCTGATATTTGCAGGTACACTTAATTGAATTGGAATTTCAAAATTTAAAGTACTTTGGATAATTCTACGATCACCATTAACAGGATAATTTTCATCCATGTTAACACTTTTTAATTCAATTGTAGTAATTTTTGTCCAGTCAAATACTTCATCTGAGGTTTGAATTTGTAAATTTGGATCAAATAATACTAATATTTGTTCTAACATCTGATGATGTTGTTGAGTATTACTAGCGTAAATTACCACTTCCATTGTGATTTTATACGGTATAGGCATTAACTGATGTATTACTTTAACATCATCAGGAAACACTCCACCAGTTGGCATATAAGTAGTTCTACGAGTATTACCAACACCTTTACGGTTTTCAGGAGCTAAATCTAATCCAGTTAACTCAACTGATATAGTTGGTAGTCTAATTGGTTTATTAACAGTACCTTCAGCTTTAATACTAGCGACAACTTTATCCTTACTACCATATACAACTGGTACATTAATAAGTCTAGGATCTAAATCACCAGTCTTTCCAACCATAACGTTTAATTCACTGAACACTGTCATAAATTGTACAATATAGTTACGTAACTGTCCGTAATAAAAAAATTGTTTAATGTTTGGTTTATCAGCCATTTTTATTTCTCACAATCTGTTAATGGATCGTATGGTTTTGTTATATTTAAATTAGAGTGTGGAGTTTGTGTGAACTCTGTTAACACTGGTTTAGCAGCATTAAATTCTTGTCTACGATCTGTTTCTAAATATATCCAACGTTGATGTACGTCTGAATATCTATGCAATTGTGGTGGATACCATTTTGATAGAGTTGAGTATGTTAATCTATGATAATCACCATTCACAGGATTAGCTGGATATGTATCACCTTCTGTAAATGGAGCATTGTTAGGTGGTATACCATCTTCAGAATATAATCGACCTTGATTCAATCCAATCTTATTTAAGTTTGGTAACTTTTGAGCTTTAGCTAATGTAACTTCTTCAGCAGTAAATTGACGAATAGTTTGTGTCGATTCTTGACCTCTTTCAGGTACAGCATTTTTAGCTTCAGCAACAACAGTTTGAGTTGAGTCATTATAATCCTGCCATGGAAATCCATTACCATCATTCTTATCCATCAATCCAGTACTATCGACATGTGCAGCTAGATCACCAAATATATCTTGTGTTTCTTGGGATGCATATGCAGGCATAGCAATTACTCGCAATAATGTTGGTTTCCAACCTGGGGTATATCCAGACTGGCTCCATGATACATCTGTAACTTCTACCCATTTCTTAATAGCTCGTAGTTCTGAGGAATACCAGGTTTCACTAGGTAATTCTAATATATCACCTATAATGATTGGTCTTCCTAATAATTGAATACAAGCAGCAAAGCTAATGTCAATAGTATACATCTGGCTAGGTAATTCAATACCAAATTTACTTAACTCTTCATTATTAGATACCAAATCATAATAACCTTTTAATAGTGTTGAGTCTGTTGCGTATTGACGGTCTCTATTTTCTAAGAATACCTTATCTTGTATATTACTTGTAGTTGTTAATTGGTAGTTATGAAACAGTTGAAGAGCTTGAACACCCCAGTAATCAATAACACCACCGTTGAAATTCAATGGGCGTAGTCTCCAATATCTCATTGGAACTGAATGCTTATATAAAATAGTGTTTAAGCAATTGTCATCTGGTAAGTCAACTAAAGCAACACCATACCATACCTTACCATCATCAGAACGTTCAACACGAACTTTTGTTACACGGTTAATAGCATTATCACTTTGTTTAATAGCAAACGCTGTTATATGTTTTCGTATACCAGTGTCTACACCATACATATCTCTTGTACGATCGCTAACTTTTATAGCACCAAAATCATATCCAATATATGAATGTAGTTGAATATTATCACCTTTTTGTAGTGATCTCCATTCAGTTTGAAATTTATCAAAAGCATTAACCGGTGGATAACCTGGTAAGAAACCATTAGATAGAGGACTTCCAAGTCCTGTAGAATCTACTAATTTACATTGTTCATGTACACCTAACATTCGATATACATTAACATCGGCAGCACCAATGTTTAAATGTTCAGCTACAAGACCAGCCATATATGAATTAGCAGCGGGTATATTAGTTAACGAGAATGGTGAACATCCAGGAGTTGCTGCTATATCACAAGTTGTATACGCGGTACCTTTTTGAAGTGCAGGAATAGTCGAAGGATTAGAGTTAGCAGTCTCATCGTATGTATCTCGACAAATTATCTTATCTTCACATATAGACATTGAAGCTAATGGACTACCTAATGATTTTAATCCGTTTTTAACAGCCATTAATTTTTATCCTTAGTTTCTTTTTCAGCCTTATCTTCCATTTTTTGTAAGCGTTCATAATAATCTGGAATTTCTGATAGATGATCTTTTGCAATTAATTTAGCTAATAGTTTAGACTTAGTATGTTCACCTTCCATTTCAATACCCATCTTTAAATTCTTTGGACAGAACTTATCATCAGGTACAGAATCGTGCTTACCTAAGCGACTTAATAATACATGTAAATCATGATCAGTAATGTTACGTAAAGTACTAACGTCAACACCTAAACGTTTTGCAGTATCTACTTTGCGTTTATCAGCTTCTTCTACTTCAGTTAAAAATTCACTAAATTTTATCATAATATTATCCGAATATAAACGAAGAACCCATTCCGTATTCTTCTGGATGATCAACCAAGTAATCATCGATTTGTTGTAATAATGCTTCAACCATTGCATCACCTTGAGATTGTAAGTCAGAAGCATTCAATGAAATACTTCCACCTGCACCAGGTAATGATGCGAACTTACCACGTATTTGAGCTAATAACTGCATAGATTGAGCTAATGCAAATTTTTGAATCCAGTTACTAGTCCAACGATCAGTTAATAAATCTTGTTCAGTACGTTCAACAGACGCATCAACTAAAATACGTTCTGGTGATGAGAAACTATGTGGAATCCATAATGTACGGGTCTTTTCAGTCCAGTTGAATTGTAATCGGTTTGCTAATTGTATTTCTAATTGGTTAACATATTGACCAACTAAGTCATAAGTTAACATATCAAAGCCACCTGCATAGTACAATTGTTGTAACATAACTTGACCAAATACACCAGCACCATGTGCGGAACTTAAAAATGCTGAGGTTAATCTATGTAATGATTGAATATCGACAATAGTATTAAACCCTACACATTTATTCGTTAATACATATTTTTGGGTACGTGGTTTAACATCTAGAAAGAAGTACCCCCTATGATAAGCAATACCAGAACGTTTACGTAATACTTGTAACGCATTATCAATACAAACGTTTAATTGAGCTGGTGTTAATTCAACTTCAACAACAGGATATCCTAATTGCATTCTAATAACATGAGCCATTTGCTTACGTTCATCAGTAGTAAAATCATCACCAACATTATATTGACTATACGTTGGAGTATTATCTAAACCATCAGTACCACCAACTGGTATAGTCCATTGACCTTTAAGTACAGTGAATAGATTTGTTAATGAACTTGGATCTTGGTCTGGTAGTATATACACAAGTGCACAACCACCCAACTCTTTAGTAGTAAAGATTATATTACCAGTTGAACCGATGCTAGCGTAAGCTGGTCCAGTTGTTGCTATCCATTGAGAACCATTCCATTCCTTTAAAATATTTTCCTGTGAATCAAACCATAAAGTACCAATAGTTGGGACTAAGCTAGTTGTTGAGTAATTAACAGGCATCCATGTTAAACCGTTGCGTTGGTATAATATATTAGAAGCAGTATTAAACCAGAATGTACCAGTTGGTATGTTACTAGGATCTATAACAGAATTAATAGGAGTAAACTGCATCCATGAGCCAATCCATGCAGACCATACATTAGTAGAAGTATCATGCCAAATTGTACCAACAGTTGGCGTCATTGGGTTAGCAGGATTGTTAATGTATTGGACTGGTATCCAGCTTGCACCATCCCATCTACTCAATACATTATTAGTATTGTACCACATTTGACCAACTACTAAAGTTGGACAACTTCTAGGATCTACTGCATTTTGATAAAATGGAGTAGCAACAGCCCAACCGTTAGATATAACATCCCAGATGTATAAGATATCATTTGTGGCATTCCACCACAAGTCACCAGAAGCTTGAATTGAAGGATCTGTATGCCACGGTAACACGCTTTTAACAACCCATATTAGTAATGTAGTATCATATTTCTTTAATACTTCCGTATTAGGATTATACCAAAATAATTGAGCAGGTGTAGGTTGTACTGGTTGAGTAGTTGATATAGATACACCTTGTTCAGTCCAACCTGTTGAATAATGTTCATATAGTTTACTATTAGTAGTATCAAACCAAAACATACCATCGATAACTACTGAATGATCAACCGGAATAGCAGGGTTTGTTGGCCAGTAAATAGCTTCTGTAGATACCCACATACCATCTTGATATTTAAATAAAGTATTAACAGTTGTATTGTACCAATAAGCTCCACATAAATCATTATTAGCTTGACAAGGATCTGTTACTTGAACTACAGTAGGTAGTTTAACCCAGACGTCACCTTCCCATTGATATGCATCTGTACTATTAAACCAATATTCTCCACAAGCAGGTGATAATATATTATGTGGCCAGTTAATATACGGCTTAGAGATCCATGAAGCACCATCCCAATATTTAATATCGCTTGGATGTGTCGGATCAAACCAATATGTACCAATGTTAACCACAGTAGGATCTGTTGGTTGTAATAATATTGGAGTTATTTCAATTGATTGTGATCCAGTCCATTGAAACAATTGTTTAGTATTAGCTGACCAATAATAAGCATTCGTATTTGGAGCGAATGGAGTTTGTGTTGGATTACCTAATAATGAAAATTGACGGTTTAGTTCTTTAACTAAATCATCATAAGTGCTAGCATTAACACCATCTACATTAATATCATATTTCTGAGTACCAATAACGATAGTAAAAGGATATAATACACCAGGTATTAAATTAGTAGCATCAGGACCTGTAATTGCACCTTCTGGAAATGTTATTGCTTGTTGAGCAGGTAGATCAGGTTCTTTTGGTTTACTTGTTGAGCGTTCAAAAGCTGCAACACCATTATTACTATCATATCTAAACTGAGCATCAACAGGATATCCTTGAATATAATACCCAGTATTATTATCTAAGCCTGTAATATTAAACGAGTTTGTTGATTTGTCGTTATAGAAGGATCCAATAACTAATTGAGTTCCAATACGATCACCCAAATTGACTTGTGGATCGCCTGTAGGATCCGCGTTATATAT